CGCAGGTAAATCAGTCCCATTTTCATCTATTGGTTGAGTATGCATAACTAATGCACATTTATCAGATTTCTCTTTTGATAACGTATCACAAAATGTTTTAAATGCTAAAATTACATCGCCAGGTGATTTTCTTCTAATATTACGACTGTTATATAATAATACAAATTCTACATCATCATCAGTTAATTGTTTTCTAAACGACTGTACATTTTTATACTCATTATCAAAAATACTAATAGGATAAAATACATCTTCATTTATACCATGTGGAATATATGTCACTTGCCAATCTTCAGGCGGATTTTTTGTCCAAACATCCTTCACAATAGCATAACTCTGTTTAGAAATATTCATAATTAAATCACACGACTCATAAAAAAATTCATTATATTTGGGGGCAGGCCAATCATCCCATATATTATAATAAAAAATCGGTATTTCCTGTCGAATTTCATGTTCCATTTCATATAACCATCTCCAAAATCTTGGGTCTGTATAATGAAGAATAGCATCAGGGCTTTCTCTAACTAATACAGCACGAAGTATGTCTGGGTTTCCATAACCATTTATTGGATAAATAGTAAGATTAGCATCTTCTATTCCAGTTTCCTTTCTTATTGAATCATTCATATCAACAACTTTACCGTCTTCTGGATGTTTAATAGCTCCACCAATCTGTGCCCAATCATAATGGTGTAGTGTACCAAGTACAAATTCTTTAGACATAGTTCCAACACCAGATGACATTCTCAAATCATCTGAAAGTAATAAAATCTTTTTCTTAGCCATATAACCTCACTAATCGTTTAATAATTGTTTTGTAGTTTCTTCTTTTTTAACACTTTTTTCTATAACATTCAAACGCTCTTCCATTCTAATCAATATTCTATGTATATCCGTTAGCAACCTTTCAACATTTTTATTATTTGGCAGGCTTCCAGTATTCTTCATAATCTACTCCCACTCGGTTTCAAATTCTTCCAACCTTGAATTTGATCTTTAAATGTGTCATCTAACAAATATAAATCCATTGAACGATTTACTAATTTTTGTAGTGTAAATTCATCATCTAAATTACAACTTTTAAATTTTTTGTATAAGTCCCTTAAAACTTTTACTGATGTTAATTTGTATTCCATAATATTAAAACCTCAAATATATACATATATAAATATATATTAATTAATTATTTTAACCATTTTTTTCAAACGTTCGGCATGACTAACTGTATTCATTGTACCCTTTGATTCAACTCCCTCTGGTATAAATGCTACGATCATATCACTATATTCTGCAATTTGTTTATTTCTTTTAAAATAGTTTGTAACATAATATTGTTTATTATACTCAGTAGCTGGTAATTTACAGTGCATATTCCAACTATAATGTGCTGGTGGAAATTCAATATAATCTAAATCAAATTCTAATGCAAATTTCTTTGCATATCCATCAGCCCCATATTGTTGTCCACCACTTATTATTTCTACACAATCAGCATATCCTTGTTTTAATTCAAATATTAAATCCTTTATCTTCTTTTTGTTAGTATACTGTCTGCTACCAACTATCCCAACTTTAATCTTCGTAGTCATTTCTTTTTTGTTTTCGTGGTGATTTATTCGATGTTGTAAATTTTGTAATATCATAAAAATGTTTTAATCCATTCAATATTTTATTTGAATCAATATAATAATATGTAAATCTTTTATGTGAATATTCTTTAGCTGTAACGGGTGTAATATCAAAATAAATAAAATCACCATATTTAACAGTATGGCCTTGCGTAACAACTGTTTTAAATGACAATTTATCTTCCCACCTTATTAAAAATTCTTTTAAATCTTTTCCAGTAAAGTCGCCCTCTTCAAACCATAGAAATAATAAAATAGCACAACTTAATTTATTATGAGCTTCATTTATCATATCCATAACAGTTTGTTCTATATCAGTATTAATAAAATCTGTTAATTTTAACCTTAAACTTATTTTAGATAACATTATTTTATACCTTCATCACAATATTCTGTTTGATTAAATTCACACCACCTACAATTTTTCTTAGATGGTTGTTTAGCATAATTATGTTCCATATTATATTCACCACCAATAAAAGATTCATCTATAAAAGATTTTACATTACGTGTAACCTTATTAATACTTGGTTTACCATTAGCTGGAGTAAATGTTTGAACTCTTCTTTGAGGAAAATCTACTTTCTCATATAATTTTCTTTTAACAATAAAATACTCAACTTCAATCTTATCCATTGAAATATTATTTTGTGCACCATAAAATTGTTTATATAATAATACTTGGTCTGTTTTAATTTTATCAGCTTTTTGGTATTTATTCCAACCCATTGTAGAAGTTTTAATATCAATAATTTTATATTTATCTCTTATTTTATCATAAATAACAACATCTATATAACCAATAAATTTAATTCCATCACTTAATTTATATTCAATAGGAACTTCAACATCAACTAATTCATAACCAGTCTTACTAAAATACATTCCCCTTCTTTTTTTAAACCAATCTAATATAATTAATCCATGTTTATAAAATTCTTCCATTTCATATTGTTCACAAATTACCTCACCACCATTAGTTTTCATAATTTTAACATAATTTTCTTTCATTCTATGTAATAACATTTCATCTACTGGAAGAGCATCTGCTGTTTTAATTGTATCATTATACATTACTGTAAGATATGTTTGAAGAACTTCATGCATTGCCGTACCAAATAACGTATGTATATTGCCCGCAAACTCTCTCTTATCATCAATATATAACAATTTCCATCTATGGGGGCATACTGCCCATTGACTATATTGACTATAACTTATATTCTTCATTTACCCCACTTACCATTCTTTACAATTGTTGCCATTATACCATAATTAGATATATCTAAATATGCATCTTCTAATGGTTCATCTACGGCTGATTGTTTATCACCCATCAATAAGGTTTTTAATCTCTGGCATTTGTCATTAATTCTAAACCATAATCCTGTAAGTGATAGTTTGATTTCTTCAGGTGTTTGTAGTTGTGTACCTACTGAAATATTACCTGGCCCATAATCATGTTGTTTATGTAAAAATAACTCATATTGTACTCGTTGAAGTCGTCTAAACTCAGCTGTCATCTGAGGCCAGTCTTCTTCCATCAAAGTAACAACAGATTTATCACCATTTGTATTAACATATACTTCTTCTAACGACATACCTTTTTTTGTACTCGATTCTTTAATAACTTTCATTTAATAATCACCGTGACCTATACTACCTAATACATTTATTCCGAGTTCTTCTATTTTATTTTCCTCAATACCCCACTTAACGCATATTTCTCGTAATTCAAGCATACCACCTTCAGTAAGATATAACATTTCTATCATATCAATAGCTTCTTTTCTACTATATTCTTCTTGATTTCTAATAATATTGATTAACCATTCTGGATGTTCCATTTGGTTTCTCCTTTTCGTGTATTTTAAAAATTGTTTACCTTTTGGTAAAACATTTATATAAAGATTATATAAATCTTTTGATTCTAAATTATATTTCTGAAATTCATTAACTAAATCTATCCATTCCATTTTCATAGATAAAAATCTATGAATCATATAATTAGACCATGTTTTTATATCATCTTCTGTAAGAGTATCCCAATAATCAGGATTCTGAATCGCCGTTACTTGATTCAGATGTTGGAACAGATTTTTCCTCTTTTGGTTCTGTTTTTTTCTTTTTGTAGTCTGTTTCATAAAACCCTTTACCTTTAAATATTACTGTAGATTTTGAAAACTTACGTTTCATTTCTCGATTTAATATAGAAATAACTTTTTCTCCGTCCTTTACTTCTTTTACACACTCAGTACAAGTTGGAGCGTCCTCACCCATTTTCTGTAATAATTCTATTTCATTACCACAGCCAGGACAATAATACTCATAAATCGGCACGGAATAAACTATCCTTTTCAGATTCTTCTTCTACACCAGAACCTTGTAACATTGTTTTAGGAACTCTTCCACAATTTCCACAACTATAAACATCAATTGGTACTAATGTTTCTTGACCTGTTGGAGATACTATAGCCGATAATCTCTTTATAATTGTAGAAGTAATAAATAAATAATTTCCACAATATTCACATTTCATTGTTTCTGCTTGAGCTAAATCTACTTTAACTTCTGCTTTTGGTAATGGTTTTCTTGGTTTCATAGTCATTTTATAACTCCTAAATTATTTCATCCACTAATCCATATTTCAAACACGTTTTTGCATCCCACAATAAATCATGTTTTAATATTTCATCTATTTTTTTCATTGGAACTTTTGTATATTCTTTATAAACATTTTTAATAGTTTCCATCATTAAATCTAAATTCTTTTTCTCATCTTCTATTTCAGAATATTTTCCCCACAATGTTGAAGATAACTGATGAATCATCATATAAGAATTTCTACTAATAAATCTTTTATTACCAACAACTGATAAAAACGTTGCGGCACTTGCACAAAATCCATCTACATAAGTATGAACTGGAACTTTACATCTCAGTATTGTATCCATTGATGAAATACCTGCAGTAATTGAACCACCACCTG